TTCTGTGCAACAATCATCCAGATAGTATCCGGAGTAAGACCATTACATTCTATATCATAACATAAACGCATGTTGCGTCCTTTCTTTACTTGTTTAAGTACATCTTAAGATCATTATACCCACCAATAAATACATTCTTGCGGTAGATAATTGGTACAGTATTCATCATAGATCTCTCCATGATTGATTTACCTAATTCTTTTTGGATATCAATAGCATATTCAGTGAAACCTTCTCCGGTTTCTCGTAGTAATCCCTTAGCCTTGTCACAGAATGGACAGTTGGATATACTATACACCTCATACATTCTGTTTATCCTCCAAGGATTTCATAATATTCTTACGTTTATCTTCAGAGTAGTCACGCCAATCTTGGATGTCTTTGAGAGACCTACCACAAGCCATGCAATGATCTTCCCCTACTCTACATTTACTGATACAAGGTGAGCTTGCAGTTGTTATTAGGGTAGTGTCGCTGAAGTCTGCCTCTAAGGGCCACTCATCATCCGTCATTGTCAACCTCCTTGCTATACTTACGGAACCTTTTGTTGTAAGCCCGTTTGATCTTCTTTAGCTGACCAGCTTTCCACAGGAAAAACCTACGTGCTTTAGTTAGTCCATCATATTCGTCACCACCCTTCATGGGTATACGCTTGGTCATTCATCATCTCCTACTACTGGGGTATTAGTAATGGTCAGTATTACCCATTAACTAACACTGGCATATCACTAGGCAACTTAGAGTCCTCACGTTGTGACTCTAGTATATCCTCATACTTGTTGAACAGTTGCTCGAACTTCCATTGGTATAACTGTTGCATTCCCATGATGGTATTCATAAGCTCATCGGGTGTAGGATAACGATCACCATCCCCGATCTGTCTGAACACCGACTCAAGGTCATTGCATACAGACCAACAGTCCATTATATTTTCTTCTAGGTCATGCATTTTACTCATCCGTTAAAGCCTCCCATGATGCAGGGAATAAGTGTATCATCCTACCAGCAATAATGTCAGCAACTAAACGTGTCTCCGCTTGTGTGTCAGGGGCGCAACGAAGGCGACACATATCAGCAAAGGCATCAAGACTACCTGACCAGTACCATTCAGTCATAGTGGACTGTGGGAGTACCATACGGGCTTGTTCAGGGGCTACCCCATGCCCTAGTAGATCCTTGTAGGCAACAAGACATGCCCAGTTTGCATCACCCCAGTCACCTACATCAACAACACCCTCAGACCCTTGCTTCTTGTCAGCACTCTTACCACGCCATACATCAGGTGTATAAAACTCAGGCTCACTGTCCACATACCTACGACTGATCTCATTCCACCGCAAGAACTTATGCTTCACAAGCTGACGTGCTACAAATACAGGAGCCTTTACGTGAAAGGATGCAAAGCAGTGCCCGAATGGTGACATGTGCTTGTGCTTGGCTAGGTACTTGATTAGCTTACTGTCTGCTGTAAGCAGTGGTTCATAGTGATCATCACGCCAATTAGGATCCCACTCACTTTTCTTACCAAAACTAACACGTGCTGCATTAACAACTGATAGGTCTGATCCCATGTGGTCTATGTATGTTGCTTGAATTACATTAGACATTTAAAGCTTCCTTTATTTTTTTATCAGTATAATACATGTACTTACTGGGTATCCTATCTTCGTAACAACGTTTATACACCATCTCTGTGAATGTTTTCTCAGTGGAGAAATCACTGAACATGTAAACATTCCGTATGATTTCTTCAATGTCTGTTGCTATTTTTTTAAAACCACCCATCAGATGTAATCCCGCATACTTTTATCAAGCTGCTCTATACGCATCTCTGCGTACCGGATGACTTTACGTAGGTCTGTTATCTCTGACCCAATGCCATCTTCACCCTCATACATCTTATGACCAGCTCTCATAGAATATTTAATAATGTTACCAACATGAAATGGTAAGTCATTCTCCATGATGAATGTAATAGGTTCTATCTTATACCTTGTGTAGTGTGAAGGTTTGTTAACAATGTCTGACATTTTATGCCCTTTCTTTAAGTTCCTTATAGAGAAGAGAGTTATCTCTCTTTTAAAATCCGACCCCTGTGGTCGGATTCATAAAGTATTATAAGAGGTAATTACTATGACTAGAGAGGTTCATCCAAACAGCCTTAAGAATTTAGCACCTTCATTCACCAAAGACAATGCTCGTGAGATGCAATTAAAATCTGCAGCTTCCCGAAAGGCAGCTAGAGATGCGAGAGAAGCTTTGAAGATGAGTATGAAAGATTGGCGTCAGTACAAGGAAGATGTACTAGACCATATTGATATGAACTCTCTTGATGTCTTGAAGATCCTCATGTTCAAAGCTTTAGACAAAGAAGATTTTGATACAGCTAGTGATCTCGCAGCAAAAGTTGCAGAGTATGAGCAACCCAAACTACAGCGCAGGGAACTCCAAATTGAGGAGATAGGTGCTGAGGGTTTGTCTGATGAAGAACTCGACAATAAGATACGAGCACTGAGGATAGTGTGAGGTTCTAGTAGAACCTGAAAGAAAATGCCTGTGCGCTTTGTCGGTTACCGAAAAAACAAGTAAGTGCGCTTTGTCGGTTAGCTAAAAATTATAAGAACCCAAAGATTCTCTGTGAGAGTCTCTGGGTTCTTTTTTTATTTCCATAGGAGTCCGTGGAATCCCTCTGTAGAGTCAAAGGATTTTATAAGATCCTTAAACATCCTGGGTGACATAGTTACTACATCATATCCCTCAATGTCTTGATTGAATTGTCTCATAGATACATAGCCTTCGTATTCTCCAGCGTTTTCTATGATTACCCCAAGGTCAAGATCATCTCCTGAATCATCCATAATAACTATCTCAGTCGTCCAGGGTTTTTCTTCGATTGTGAATGGCATTACATTTTACTTACGCCAAGCACACCACCGTTCTCCCACTCTGCAAAGAGACCATGATCACTTAGAATATCATTGATCTTATGGTTAACACCGAAGTCATCTAGTGCTACATCGTTTTCACGATAGTAGTCAGCCCATACAGTGTCATAGTTTTCTTCTGCGGAGATTATAAAGTCATCCCCACCATGATCATATACAGGTACCCCGATCTTACGAAGCTTGTTGAATGCTGTGCGATATTCTCGTTTCATCACTATCCCTATCTTTTATTGATTGCTATTAGTATTATTAATATGCAGCCAGCGAATGCAAGCAGTCCCACGTTATCGATCATCACCAGAGCCACGGAGAGTGCCCTTAGAGGCACGGTTGTGAAGTTTGAGTAGGTTAGCTGCTGCTAGATCGTCTAGGTCTTCTCCGAGGTAGTGTGCGAGTACTGCTACATACCATAGGACATCCCCAAGTTCTGCTGCAATACCATCATAAGATGCACCATCACGTATACACTTCTTGATTTTATTTGCAACTTCCCCAGCTTCTCCGCATAGGCCCAATGCTAAATAGGGAATTGCTTCTGACTCTGGGAAGATTGCAGTTTCTCTAGCTTTAGTCTGATATTGATTCATATAGATTGTCATGTCAGGAAGCTCCTTTTTAGTAGGCCAGTAGGATGTCATTTGGTTAGTCCTTTATCACTCAGTCCGGAAAGCTTCGTACAGTTTCCAACGTGCGTCTTCCAGCTTCCGAACATCTGAAAGATACATATCGTTTGTTTGTGTAATCATGTCAAGCACAAGTTCTAGTGTATCTTTTGCAGTTGTGATAGCTTTGCTTTGAGTGTCTGAGAGTAGGGCCATAGTTTCACGATTGCTTTCCAGCATTGCTTCATGAGCTACTTTCCATTCGGGGATGTCATTATCTTTTACCATTAGTATTTCTTTACCTTTTCTATAATTGTATCCACATCATTGATCTCATAGCATAACCGACAGTCCTGACACTTTTGACCAGTGCAGTTCTGCCGCTCTACAAACTCATGGGTTAATACGTTGTTGAATGTTTTATCAAAGTACCTAGGGGGCTTTGACATGATCATGCTTTTCTTTGGGTTGCTGTAGATAAGGTTTAGGTTCTTAGGTTTACCATATCTTTTCATC